AAAAGCACTCCCCTTTCTAGTACAATAATTTTACACTATAAATTTTCTTACCGTCAAGAGGTGTAATACAAAGAATGTTCAAAAAATCTCAAAATATCTATCCAAATTAATTCCTTTTCCACTTCGTTTATAAGTTCGTGTCTTTTGTCATCATACAGACTTGAATAAATATATTTATAGCCTACACTTTCCAAAAATTGTTTAAGCTCTGTAAACTTCTTTTCATTCTGAATAACAGGGTCATCTTTTCCACCAATAAGCAAAATAGGCAAATCCGGATTTTTACACAAATACATTTCTTTTATAAACGCCTTTTTCATAAGACCATATAAATTCAAAAAGCCGTTGGTAGTAAATCTGTAATTACACAAAGGGTCATTGTTGTATTTATTAACTACCTCTTTATCAGAACATATCCAATCATTTTCAACATTATCAAATAAATTGTATCCCCTAAAAGTAATACTTTGCAAAAACCTGCTCCTGTGATGACTGCCAAAAATCTTGCTATTCACCTTTGCCAAAATAATCCCTAAATCTATGTTTTTATTTTCTGTAGGAGGGCCACATAAAACCACTTTATCCACATTTTTATCATATTTTTGCAGAAATACTCTTGCAACTAAAGTTCCCATACTGTGGGAAAATAGATAAATAGGCATACTATTGTATTTCTTTCCTATCCACCTGTTTACCTGAACTAAATCTTCAACTATAGCCAGCTCATCGTCAGTGTAAAAATATCCTAAATCCTTTTCATTGTCTATACTTCCACCATGTCCCCTGTGGTCGTGTATAACACAACTGTACCCCCTCTTTGCCAAAAATTCCATAAAAGGATAGTACCGTTCCTTGTACTCTACCATTCCATAAGAAAACTGTATAACACCTTTAACCTCCTCAGCCTCATAAATAGCACAACTTAACATTAACCCGTCAAACTCCGAAACTAACTCAAATTCCTTTAACAAATTACCACACTCCTATTTTGTAATAGGATAACCTGAAATGAGAGGGTTTATGCAAGATATAATTTTTACACATACAAAAAACCTCGGAAACCATAAGATTTCCGAGGTCTAAATAAATGATACGAATTATCTCTTTGATAGTTCAACACCCTTATTTTATGTGCTTTTTAAGTATTTTTGTTACTAACCTGTATCTAACATATAGGTCTTTATACTATTTAACACTCAATGTTATTAGCTTGGTTTCTTTATTATATCCAATATTAAAAACATCAGATAAGTCTCTCACTTTAATGTAAGTATAACCATCTTTATTAATTGTGTCAAGACTTTTTACCTTACCATTTATTTTAACATTTTGCTTCATAATCTGCTCCCCCTTAGCTACTAATCTACTCTTAAACTCTTGCCAAGCCTTATTATTTCTTACAAAAGGTGCCGGACAATTTTTGCCAGTAACATCATAGTGCCTGATTACATTCGCAATAGGTACATTGTATTTAGTCATAAGCATTTTTACAAGCTCAACAGCATTATCAACAGTCTTATCCATAAAGTAATAGTTACCCTTGTTGTCTTTTCTTGAACAAAGTTCTACGCCTAAACTGTTGCTATTTCGGCAATAAGGGTGTTTATAGCTATTAGCCCCACAATGCCAAGCTACATTTTTATCTTCTATTGACTGATAAATACTATTTTCATCTACAAAGTAATGTGCCGATGCTCCTCTATACTTCTTAGAATATTTAGTATTACCATAAGCAGTATCACCGTTATTGCCTGTATAATGTACAACTATATACTTAATTCTACTAATAGAGCTGTTGTTAAAATTTTGTGTTGTAATATTTCTTTTAATCTCCATTCTTATCACTCCTTTACTTCAGGTAGTCCAGCAACACTTGTTAAAAGAGATAATCCACCAGCAAGAATTGTAGCTGATATAACAGCAATCCAATTCACATCATTTAAAACAGCAGCAGTACCTATTGTAGCTATAGCAGTTTGTGCCATTGTCTTGATTGCTCTTATAGCAGCCGCTTTAAACCAATTTTTCATATTTTCAACCTCCTTAATTCTCTTTCAAATACTTATTATCACTTATAATTTTATTCTCAGTTAAAGCCTCTGTTGGTAGTTCTTTAAGTCTCTCATAAAGTTCTGTACCAACATCATTACCACCTAAAGCGTGGTATTGTTCATAAATTCTTGTTGAAACTTCCATTGCATAGATAGGGCAATAACCTCTTTCAGTCCATTTGTTATATGAGTCATACAGAGCTTGCCTTAATAGTGCTACCACACCTTCTTTTACTGCATCTTGTTCTTTTATTTTTTTCATAAGCTCTTTTTTCAAGCCTTTGTAGCATAGTCCTAAAAAGCCTGTAAAAATTGCAAATAATAAATCTAGCCAATAACTTTGTATTAATTCTTTCATCTAGCACCTCTTTTTACAAAATTTGTGTATCATTTATGTATATAGCACAAGAATTTAATGTGACTCCAGACTTATCACCATAAAGATTTATTCTAAAAGAAATATCTTTTAAACTTGATTTTATTTCCCAAGTTTTTTCTTTAGAATTTAAGCTTTTATGCACAATATTTGTGCCGTTTGATAACAACCAAATAGACACATCATACTCTTTGCAACCATCCGGTACAGATACATCATATACGCACTTAATTACATCATTTGAGCGCAGTCTAAGCTTTGCTGATACAAATGAAGCTGATGAATTTAAAGCAGCTTTAGTATTCCACATTTTAGGTATTGCAGTGTATGTTTTATTAAGAGTTAAATCGCCACCGGTTGCTTCATTAAATTCTGTAAGTTTGAAATTAAGATTAGTAAAATCTCTTTTATCTTCAAAAACAAGTTGTGCTTTATTGCTCGTATCACCAACATACATTTTTAGCACTTTACGAGCTTTATTGTTTACATCACCAACATATATACTTGTAACATTTCTTGAAATATTGTTGCTATCACCACTATAAACAGCCATTTATGTTGCCCCCTTATTCAATTATTAGAATAATATTGCCACTACTTAACGGTGATACTCCGGCTGTAACATTATCTTCTGTACGCGTCATAATTCTTGCGTTAGTATATACTTCGCTACCATCTACACTAAGTTGAGCTGTTAAATTTGGACCTGCTTTAATATTTAACGAGCCTGGACTGTCTTCAATTATTCTAGCTGTATAATCATTTGTAGCACCTGCTGTTTGGTCAGTGTTTATGCCCTGGTTGTGGTGAAAATCTACATATCCACCTTGATTTGTTGATGTATTATCATTTGTTTTTCCAAACACTTCTAATGCCCTTGAGTATAATTTATCATTTGCAATTATTGCTCTTGCTATTAAATCGCCATTTATTTGGCCACCACTTATAGGAAAAAATTTACTTGTATCTACATCTAAGCTTGTCTTTCCTTTTGTCAAAGTTATGCTTTTAGTATTATTGATTTTATCAGTATCAGTTGTTTCTGAACTAGATAATAATTTAGCACAGCTTGACCAAGCAGAAGATATTACTGTTATTATAAGAGTAACACTATCATTAGCTGAATTTAATACATCCGTGTTTAATGTTAAATACACTTTGTGAGAATTTGCAGCCCATACTGTTTCTACAGAAGCTTTAGAAAAAAGCTGAGTAGCATATGCAGCATTACTTAAACAAGTGATAGTTTTTTCATTTGAGTTAAAACTTGTACTAACTGCCAATACAAGAGAATGATGCTTTAGTGAGCCAGAGGCTTCAACAATTATAAGTGCTGAGCCATTGCTATAGTGACCTTTTTCAGCAACAATAATGTGACTTCCTTTTGAAATACTATTTGTTGATAAAGTTCTAGTCTGAACAACCGTTTTACTTATAGGTAAGTTGGCGTTTTCTTTAACAATTTTGTCTATAGCATCGTCAAGAATATCAAAATTATTATTAAAATCATCTACATTATAATAGTCTGTTTGAGCAGGCTTTGTTAAATTATAATTTTCTGTTTTTGTTGACATTTAATCACCTCAATTTTTTAGCATTTAATTCTTTATGTGTATAGTTGTTAAGCTCTTTATGTTGATATGATGCTAAATCAGTATGCTTATTATATGCAAGGTTTATTTCATATGTAAGGTTTAAGGGTAATACTTTTTCTAGTAATTCTGCAACTGCATTTTTAAGATTCTGTGCAGATAACTCTAAATTAAAAATAACATGACAGTTAATAGGGTCAATAGATATTCTATACTTATCCTTACCAATTAGGGTATCTAATTTAGTTCTTAAGCTTGTATTATCTCCTAGTAACTTACTTCTTATTTTAAATCGTCTTACATCAGCACTTGTATCCGTAACTTCAATATCTAACACATTTTCCCATATTTCAAGCCCCACGCCAGTTGCTGTACTAAGATAAAGTTCGCTTATAAGATTATTTTTATTTTCTTCAAATTCATTTAAGAATTTATCAAGAATATTGCTAATAATTTGTATTTCATAAATTTCTCTTAATACAAGTGGGTAGTATTCTATGTATTTCATTCAAGTCCACCACCTATTTCAAACGCAATTAATTGTTTTTCGTTAAGAGTGATGTATGAACTATCTTCTATGTCAACATTTTCTATATTTTCGATACCATCTACATCAATACATCTTGCAAGTATTTGTGCTGCATATATTTTTTTAGTTGTTCGGTTCTCCCAATCCGAATTTATTTCATTTGCATACTCTGCTAAAATATTTTCTACTGCCAACTTTATAGCATCTTTGTCAGCATTTTCTGTATATTCTACATCGTTAAAATATATATCTTTACTAACATATTTAACTGTATTCACTGTGACACTATGTCCAATTGGTGCAATACCTTCACCCAAACCAGTAAATTCAGCAGGGTCTAATTTTTCTTTTACACTATTTATAAGCTCATCTGATGCTGGACTTCCTTCACTATCCGTTATAATAATTTCTACAGTACCTCCACCATTGGGTGTTCTGTTAGCTTTTACTTGTCCGACACCTTCCATTTCTTTTACCCATTTAATATAATTGGCACGATTGCCACCAAAAGCATCTGAATTTATACTATCAAAATATCTTTGTCTAAATGTTTCAGTATCTTCTTCCTCTTCGCCAGGAATTATTAATTCAGTTATTTCTGCTTTTGTAAGACCAGAAATTGTTACTATTGGTGTAAGAGTACCAAAATGTTTGTTTCCTTCTTCACCTGTTGTATCACACATAATCTGCCAACAGCCAGGAATGATATTACCTTTGCTAACAACTATATTATTACCGTCACTGTCTGTAACTGTAATATCTACATCTGTATTATTAGTCATCTGAGCTACTAAGGTATAGTTTATTTTATCCAAATTAAACCTATCACCTGTACTTACAACTTCGCCTATATAATTTCCGTCACTACTATTAAAGTTAAATTCTGCTTTTAAAATAGCACTTGTTGAGTCTTCGGGAGTAATACCTCTTTCTTTTGCTATTTTTACAAGATAGCCCCTTTCAGCAGAATCAGCAAAAGCATTATTCAATATTGTGTCAAGTCCCATATAGGCATTAGCTAATTCAAGAGCGGCAGGAGATAAGGTATCAAAGATTATACTTCCTTCGCGTTTATCTACATCTGTAGCTACATTCGAGAGCATTTCAGCCAACAAATTGTCATAACTGTAGTCCTCAAACATTAAATACCACATCCTTCACATCTACATTATAATATTTAGTTACAACCGTAAAACTGACATTATACACATTATGCTTTATGCTAAAATTAAAGTCAGTCACATTTAATATTCTGTCATCTTGCAATAAAGCTTCTTTTATTCGGCTCATAAGCATTGGTATTACATACTGTCTTTCTCTACCAAATAAATCGTTAAGCTCAATTCCATAATTCCAGGAATACATAGCATAATCATATCGTTCTGTCATTAATATAAGATAGACTGCTTGGCGTATTATTTCTTTATAATCTTCATACACTGCAACAATACGCTTATTTTCTTTATCTAACTTATATGTAATACTTGTTTGCTCTAAGTCATCATAGTCACTAATAAGTTCATAATTTGCACTTTCAGGTAGCACTTAATCACCTCCAGCTATAACATCAGCAACATAATAAGCTTGACCACCTTGCATTTTAATAATTACTAACCTGTTACCTCTTTTTAAGTTGGCTGGTCTTATACTACCAAAAACACAAAAAGTTTCATCGAGTTCGAGCTTTTCTGACAAACGAACTGCAAACTGTCCATCATTTTCATAATCTTTAGATACAGTACCGAAAACTACTTCCGTAGGGTTACTTGCCCTAACGGCATCCATAGCGATACTTTTAATTAATTTAACTAACTCAACCGACATAAGGGCTACCTCCTAATAATGTTAAATCACAACTATACTTAGCACCAAATCTGTGTACAGCCTTCTTTATTATTACCTGTGCGCTTTTAAAAACAATGTCACCTAAATTTAGATTGGCATATATAGATGCACCTGCTCTTAATCTAATGTCACCAAAACAATCTTTTACAGTAAGTTCTCTTTTCTTTTCGCTATAGAGCTTAAGAACTGATTTACCAAAAGCAGCAGGGTTATCATCTTTTTCTAATTTACAAGTAAGCTGTAAAACGCCCCACTTGTTAATAAGTTCAGCATTTCTGAATATATATTTTGCTCTATTACCAGTTGTGTCATCATCTCTATAAAACTGTATCTGGTTATAAACTTCATCATCTATACTAGATGTATAGTCAATATCTTCACAGGTTTCATCATCAAGCAAATAGTCTGTTTTTAAATCTTCAATTCGCTTTAAGCATAGTAACCCATAGTCATCATAAAATATATACATATTACCTGTTGCACTTTCGGTAAGCTCTCTTGCATTTTTTATAATATCAAATAGAGTTTCATTATCTTCAACTCTGCCTGGTATCGAATACTTCGTATCAACAAGCTTACTTTGGCTTACTTTTAATCTATAGTCCATAGCAATCATTATAATTACATCTCTTAAAGTCTTGTTTTTATAGCAGTAAGTATCTTTGTTTTTTAAATATCTTAATTGGTCATAAGCAGTACAGTTGATTTCTTTACCTTTACTTCTTGACTTACTAAATAAATAACCATAAAAAACACCAACACCATTTTTCAAAAATGCTACAACATTACCTTCTTGTATATCTAATGCCGGGTCCTTTAAAACTGTAAATTCTAACTTACCTGCTGCATCTTTCCATTCTGTAGTCCAAGTTACTTCTCCAACAACCAATGGCTGATAATCTATTCCATTGTTTATTATATGTAGCTCATAACGAGCATCTTTATTTCCTTGAATATTTATATAAGCATTATCGTTTAATGTTCCTGCAACATTTACTACACTTATAACAGATGTAGAACATAAATCAACTTTATCTTTCTTTTTAGTATCGCTTTCATACATTCCACCGTCTGCACTTGCACCATTAAAATAGCTACCCAAGTTTACAATTTTAGTTATAGTTTTACCACCCCATTCAGGGTGGCAACTTGAAGTACCCGGATTTGCGTGTTTTGGACTGTACCATTTTGATTTATTAACAACAAACTCAATTACACATTTACCGCTCAAATGACCCCATTTATTACAGCCGGCATCATTTTGATTTTTAATGTCGCCTATGATACATTTAAGCACATTTCCATTACTTTGATACACATCAATGTAGTCGCCTACACTACCATATGTTGTTGTACACGCAACAACATATCGACCATTTATAATACCAAATCCTTCGCTATCGAAATTTTGTCCGGCTTGGGACCTAAGCTTATACTGTACTGATGTCTTTGAAGTAATTAATTGCCAACCCATATAAGTAAATACGCTACCCAAACCTGAGGGTAGCGTTATTGTTTTTATAGGTATACTAGCCGGAGATGCACTTTCAGCACTATATGCCGGAGAAAAGAAGCCAGACAACGCATTAGAAGAAAGAGTATAGTTTCTTGTTTTAACAGCATTACTACTATTACCTTCAACAGTAGTAAATGAATTTCCACTAGCAGAAACAACAAGTCCTGTATGACTACAGCCATTTTTTTGTATCATTATGTCGCCTGGCTTTGGTTTATAACCTGAAGTCTTAGAATAATATCTATTATTTTTCTTAGCAAAATCAAGGAAGCCTGATACTGCCGCCGTTTTCGGGGCCACTGATGTAGGTACACCTGCTTGATTTAAGCACCAAGAAACGAACATAGCACACCATTCATCAGTAAAGCCATACCAACATGTATATTTGTTTGGTCTTCCTTTTATTGCTAAAGTAGCTTCTTGATTAGCAATTTTAACAACATCACTTGCACTTGCCAAAAAGCAACACCTCCTTATTATTTAAGTTTTAGTACCTGTCCCGGGTAAATAAGATTAGGATTTTTGATTTTATCTTTATTGAGATTGTATACTTCTCTCCATTTATTCCCGTCACCTAATACTTTTTTGCATATTAATATTAAATAGTCACCAGGCTTAACTGTGTATGTAGATGGCGTAGTTTTACTACTTGTATCTCTAGCTTTTACCGTAGTTGCTGTTGTTTTATTAGTCTTTTTATCTGTAACTAATTTAACAGTCTTTGTACTATAATCTAAATATTTTTTAAAAGTGACACTAATTACTTTGTCAAATCCGTTGTCAGTATTATCTTCATCTGTAAATTCTTCAATCGTACATTTACATTTATTTAAAATACCGTCTAAATCATTTACATATACTGGATTTTCAGTATCATTATTAGGAATATCAATTTTAAAGGTCCCATTTTCTTCCCCTAAATCCCAAACCCCATTAGGTTTAGTCCTTATTATCATAAAGTCAAAAGGTTTTGCTTTTGCCATTAATGTATTAAAATGTGTAAGGTAAAAATCTTGGGACCTTAATTCTTGCTTGTCAGAAATTGCATTTACAAAAGGGTACTTTACTTTTGGCAGTAAAAAATCCATAGACCATTCAGTTAAACCTGGTTCTTGTAAATTAAGAACTGTTTTACCACCTAAAAGCTCTATTTCTTCATTTTTACCTGGAACTTTTCGTGTTATCTTAGATGGTGTTACAGGCATTAGAACATTTTCAACATAAATTAAATATGCCATTTCTTACACCCCCTCTACCGATACCGCTGCGGCTTCTGTTATACGCTTTTCCATCTCACGCACAACATCACCAATACTTAAGCTGCTCGCAATTTGGTTTGACATACCTGACATATCTACTGTTATTTGTTTAGTTGTATAGTTAGCAATTCTTTCTTTGCTTACACTATCTTTTATCATACTTAAAATATCATCTGAATGCTTAACCTCTTTCTTAATATCATCAGTGTTTGACTTAATCCCATTAAGAGCATCTTCGCCAGAGTCTGTAGTTGGATTTAACAAATCTTCTGCATTATTCTTAAGCCAATCAGATGCACCTGATATTTTATCTGAAATAGTACTTGAAACCTTGTCGCCGAATTCAACACCCACATTCCATGCTGTGCCATATTCCACTCTTTGTAATGGAACTTCTGGGGCATCTCTGCTTATTGTTATAGCATTTTCATTTTTACCCCACGCAAGTACATTATCCTGTAAACTTGAAAGTCCAGCAGTCCAGTCTGTACCAAAAATTGCATCTATTATCTTTGTAACAACCTTACCTAAATCTAAGAACCAAGAAATAATTTGCCCAATAAGATTTGCTACTGCGTCACCAAAGCTATTAAATCCACCGTTACAAGCATTTAAAATCCACTCTATTATGCCTAAAAATGGAGTAACAAAAATAGACCAAATTATTTGCATTATTCCATTAAGTAAGCCGACTACAGTATTATAAATAAAAGCTCCTGCAACAGCTAAAGCTCCACATATTATACCTAGTGCTGATTGTGCTACACCGGTTACATCTGCAATCCAATTACATAGAGCTATTAATATAGCTATTAATGCAATAATTAATATAATTATCCAAAATATAGGGCAAGATAAAATAGCTGTATTTAAGCCATATTGTGCCGCTGTTGCAGCAGCAGTAGCAGACGCTTCTGTTCCTGTTGCGGCAGCATGAGCAAATGAAGCCATACATAATGCTATTTTTACACCTGTGCTAATAAGTTCGATAGCTTTAATAAGTAATAGCCAACCATAGTATATAGCTAAAGCAGCGGCTACACCATATATAATAGGTCCTATGACATTCCAATTTTGAGCTACAAATCCTGCTATATTTCCAATAGCTTCAAAAATATCAATAACCACATCAGCTAAAACAGCTAAAACTTCTATTGCCCCTGTTACAAAATTCTGAAATCCTTCACTATTAGCAAGTTCATTCAGCCTATCTAGCACAGGCTTAAAAGCCATAGTTGCCGTATTTTGGAACTTTGTCCACATTTGTCCCCAAGTCAAAGGCATTGAACTAAACTTTGCATTTATATCATCGGCAGCAGCAAATATTGCATTTTTTACAGTATCTGCTGAAAGTTCTCCGTCTGCTGCCATTTCTCGTATTTCACCAATAGGTTTTCCTAGATAATCAGCTATATTTTGGATAAGGTTTGGAGCATTTTCAAAGATAGAATTTAATTCATCACCTCGAAGTACACCAGAGCCTAACGCCTGTGATAACTGTAGCATAGCATCAGATGCTTCAGAAGTAGTAGCACCTGCAATCGTCATCTGCTTTTGTACTAAATTAGCAAAAGCAACTACTTCATCCGAACCACTAAAAGCATCTTTTGCATTATTACCAAATCTAGCAACAACAGCGGCGGTATCTGTTAAAGAACCTCTTGCATCTTGTGCAGAAGCATATATTTTTTTAAATAAAGCATCTACACTACCTGTTTCACTAAAGTTATCTAAAAGTAGATTTAATCTTGCTTGTGTCTGAGTTACTTCATCTGATAATCCTAAAACTTGCCCTGCACCTTTTATACTTAAATACGCAGCAGTAATTCCTTTAAGCTTGCTTAGAAGTCCATTTGTAGCATTAGTTCCTTTTGCAATTTCCTGATTAAATTTACCCTGTTCAGAAACATTATCTCTAATATACCTTTCTGCACTGCTAATATTTGCTACAAGTCTTGCGTATTCTGCATTTGCTGTAGCAGGGTCCATATTTGTTAAAGCACTATTTAATCTTGTTTGTGCTTGTGTTGCTTGATATAATTGTGTTCTCAAATATTCAAGTCCTGCATTAGCAGTATCTGAACCAATATTAACTGGGTTATTTTCAATTTGCTGTATTCTTTGCTGTATAGCTGTTAATCTACCTAATGTATTATTTAATTCTGCTGTTTGGTTAGGTCTTAGAACGCTTGCAGAATTACTGTTAATAGTAGATTGTGTCGCAATAAGATTTTCCATTAAGGTATTAGCATTAGTAATTTCTTGATTAAATCTTTCAACCCCAGTGTTTGTAAAAACTAAAGGTCCTACATTTTCAAAATCATAAGTTACTGGAACTTTAACAGGTGGGATGTTCTGAGAAGACTGCTTTAGTGCTTCAATTTGTTCTTGACAAACTTTTGCGGCTGTTTCAGCTTCTTTTAAACATTCTTTTGCCCCTTCAAACGAACTCATATCTATGTCGGCATCTAAAGCAGATTGAATATCATTAATTCCTGAAAGCATTAAGTTCATTGCTGAGTGCATAGATGTAAATGTACTACTAAAATTGTCATATAACTCAATAGAACTTGATATTGTCAATACACTCACCTCTTTTTAGCTTTTTTCATCTTCTTCTTTTGTTTTTCATCTTCTTTTACTTTTCGCTCTACGGCTGCAAAAATAAAAGCTTTTTCTTGCTCATCCATATCAACAAATTCGCAAGGTCTAATATGTAATTCAAACAGGCAGTAATATACAAAACTTGCTTCACTGTCTGTTTCTATTAGTTTTTTGCTTCTTCAATTTTTTCATTAATTTCCTTATTATAGCCGTTGTACTTCTGAATAAAAGCAGCGAGGTCATCATATTCACCAGGGTTATCTAACATAGCCATTAAAAGGTCCTCTGGTGTGTTTACACCATAGCTGTCCTGAAGTTCGGCATCATAAAGATTAGGTGTAACTGTAGATGCGACAATCATATCAAGCACATAGGCTTCGCCATTAATTCTCTGTCTAAACGCACCAAACTTACCTGGAATAGGCACTTCTTTAATATTCTTTTCTCTTAATTCCTTATTTTCCTTTGTGGTAATATGTCTAAATTCCCATTCTGGACTCTTACCGTTTTCATCAACAATAGAAGTTGTTGCAACGCGTCTTACATTTTCCTTTACCACTTTGTTAGCCTTCATAAAAGCATTAAATTTTGACATAATTTTATCCTCCATAATTATAATAAAAACAAATAAGGCAGGCTGTATTAAATAGCCTGCCAAAATATTTAGTTAGCTAAAAAACCATCAAGCTGTTTAAAGCTTTCAGGGATTGAGAAGTCCTCAAATGTGCCTTCTATTTCTTCATCAATGTATTCACCATCTGCATCAAACTTAGCAAGAATACCACCGTCAGTATTACAGTCATAAAGTATAACAGTCTGACTTTTTGCAGTGGAAGTTGGGTCATTATTTTCAATTTGCATATCAAAGTATACATCTTCGCCTGTATTCTTATAATCTTCAAGAACTTTTCTAAGCACCGACTGATTGTAGTGCATTGTACCACTAAAAGTGCCTTCCATACCTGTTGACTTGTGTCCGGTCATAATCGCGCCAAGTCTTGGTATAGTTGACTTTGCTTTTTCAAGCTTTACTTCCATATCAATCATATTTGCAAAATTATACCTATTCCCATTTAATGTTATAAAACACTTAGCTAATTTTGCGGCAATAGCATCTTTTGCGTTCATTGTTATGTTTTTAGCCATTATATTCTAACCTCCTTAATTAACTTTTACAGTCATATATAATTGCTCCATGCAATTTACAACTGTTACAGGTGTATTAACAACAACAGCTTTCTTAACTTCTCCTTGTTCTACAACAACATCTGTATCTGTAAAATCTTCAATAGCTCTAAGAGTTTCAAGATTCTTTAGATACTTTACAATATCTGCCCAAAGTGCAATTCTACCCGCATTATCGTTAGGCATTACACCAAGATAACGAGTATTAAATATTGTTGCTATATCCATACCGATTTGGTCACACACGCGCATAGTTTGATTAGAGCAAAATAAATTACTCTTTTCAGATGTTGTTGTAACTAATGAATTAATGTCGGTAAGAATTCTATAATCAGAGCCTACTTTATGAAGCTTTAATTCACCATTGTTGATTGCCTGCTCAAGACCTGTCTGTGTGTCAGAGCAAACAGGTGTGTATTCTCCATCATATTTTTTATTAGTGCAACTCTTGTTAATTTCACAACTTGACTCTGCACCACCTAACCACCAAATAAGGCTTTCAGTATTTTTTTCAGCATCTGTTGTTAAATTTATTACACCTTCATAATCGGCGGCATAATTATGCACAATAGTCTGAAATTTAATACCTGCTCTATCTCTCATTCTCTTTGTAAAACTTACAAAAAGAGATTTAATTACATCAGAAGTAGAATCACAGATAAGAGTATTAAAAGAATAACTTTCTATAGCAGATAAAAAGCTTTGATAACTTGAGCCTGTAGCCTTTATTGCCATACCACCAGTTAAAAAAGTTCCTGATGTTTCTTTCAAAGATGCGTTATGCTTCCAAAACACAAAATCATTATCGACTAATTTATCTATTCCACTAACAGTCTGCTTATCTACAAGAGTATCTGAAATAGCACCGTCGTATACTATTTCAATTTTAGATATTCTTATCTTACTTACACCATATACATAAATATCTTTTGTTGCTTCATCATCAGCTGTAATTGTGAAAGTTGCAACATCTCCGCGTACTTGTGAGTCAACTGTTGCGGGATTTGTACCGTCTGAAAAAACTTTAACAGCACTTTGTGTGTCATTAATACAAGTAACTTTAATCTTACAAGGGACAACCAAATTTGCAAAGCATAAAGCCCTACTGCTAGGCTTACCATTTTCATCAATATCTGTACCTTCTCTTACCCCATCAATCCAGCAAGACCAAGGGTTATTACCATCTGAATTATCCTGTAGTATACGGGCTTTTCCATCAACATTTATAATATCAGGAAATGCTCTTGCAATAGTAGGTATTGTATTTTCGGTTATTGCATTTCCAAAATCATAGAGTTTATTAGATTCAACATTCTTATCTATGCTACGCATATAAGTACACACATCATACAAATCAGTTTTATCTGCATTCTTTGCAACGGTATAAAAAATATCATTTCCTCTTGTACCTGGGCATTTTGCAGAAGCAAGTTCAGCACTTGCAGAGCC